CCTTTGATAACTTCTAATAAGTCATTTGTATTACCTACAAAGACTGCATTGTTATTTACTACCTTACTAGGCCCACCTTCTTTTGTGTTCTGTATCTTATTCATAGTGACTTGAAGTTCGATAAGATCTTTTGTAAGATCCCCTGTAGTTTTCATCAACTGACCTACTACTTCATATGCTCTAGGATGTTCACTTTGTTTTGCAAGTTCGATGAGATTATTCAGAGTGTCCTGACCTTTCTCTACCAAGTCATGTAAATTGTGACGATGAAAATCATAATCATTCTCAATATCTCTTTGACGTTGCTCGTCTTTCTCTTCCTGATATTCTTGTATATCATTATTAGCTTTCACAACTAACTCTTGAGATGTTTCTTTTATCTCATTTTCGATTCCAAGAAAATCGTTGAGCCTTTCGTCCACACTTTTAGTCTTCATTATTAAACTCTGTTATACTTGCACTAAATCCATAATCATCAAGTTCTGTAGCAGTAGTAGGATCTACCTCATACTCTTGATGTGAAAAATCTCTGTTTGTATCTATATTGACAATCTTCGCAGTTGACTTTTTGATTGTCTTCTTGTTGTCCTGAGAACCATATAGATATCCTTTGAGAGTGAAACCTAAAGTCCACTCTAAAACTCTTCTTGTTAAATAGTCTCCTTCATATGTGTCTTGAACATCTACTGAATCCAATATGACCGGAGTATCTCTTACGATATCTAATTCTTCTACTTCTTTTATAGGCACTATAAAGGAAGGAGTAAAAAAGGGAAGTATCTGTTCTAATATCTGTGTGCCGTCTTCTGCATTCTTTACTAATAGAGAAAGAGTCAAAGATATATCCCAAGGAACTGGATTGTAGACAAATGTTTTATTTCCTTCTGTAGTATGAGCACCAGTATATCCAGACATCTTATTAAGTTTTCTTCCTGAGTCATAACTGATCCCAGATATTTCAAAACTCATTCTAGGAAGAACCACCGCGACATCACTACTCTCTGAGTTAATCCTAGAGATATACTTTTGTGCAGGCCCATATGAAAGTGGTACTCTTATGATGCTCGTAACATTTCCAGAAGAATCTTTTCTCTGGATATCTATGTCATCAAAGAGAGAACCGAATCCTATAATATAGTTTCGAAGAGTTCCTCTGTATTGTGGGGTTATGCCTAACATTAGTAACTCTCACTGAATGGGTTGGTAACTGAGAAGTCAATAACAGAATCAGCAGTTCCAGAGAAATCTGATCCACCACTATTATCTACTACATTCTCTGTTGTTTCTATATAAGTTATTTGTTGTGTCGCACCTAAGAGGTACTCAGCCCCAGAGGTTGCACCGATAGTATTTGTGTTCTGTGAGAATGTTCCGGTAAGTGATCCAACTCTCAGAACATTGGTTCCAGAGTTCCAAGAGATTACTTCTCCTGTAGCGGTTGCGTTTGCAAGATCTGCTCCCTGATAGATAGTCTCACCTACAGAGAATTCTCCAGTTCCAGTTCCAAAAGTTAAGTCTACACTGAATGTCGTATTCTCAGTTCCGATATCATCTATCTCTGCAACACCAGTATCGAATGACTCATGTGAGTATTCGAAGAGCTCTGTTGTCAATCTGAATACATACATTTTGCCAAGTTGATAGAATGGCACTTCATCTTCGACAAATTGAATCTCGAAACACCTATCAACCAAAGGAAAATATATTAAGTCTCCAGATAGAGGGATTGTTTTGCTTGTGGCTTCTGTGAATCTTTTCTTTGATACAATAACATTCAATTGATCTCGTACTTCAAGACCGAACTTAGAAAGGAAGTCTCCTTCACCAGCAAATCCATCCGTATCTTCTATATGCATCTCTACCAGATATGCAGTATTGAATTCACTTAGAGTTGCTTCGTTGAATACAGTATCAGAGTTTACTTCAGTTCTTTCTATATAATAAAAGTCCTGACCGTGAATCTGAATAGACTCAACGACCAAATCCTCCAAAAGATTTTGTTCAGATGCAAAGTTTGTCTGATTAAAATATTGATTGACCGCCATGTTAACCTACCAAGAAATCTACAGGTAATTCGTAGTTAGTAGACATCTCTTCCTCAAGTTGAGTTATCTCTTGGTTTGCTTCGTCCAAGATTCTTGTTCCACTAAATGTCATGCCTCCCGGCATTTGAATTCCTTCGTATTTCGATAGATTCTCCCCCCACTGTTTCTTTATAAGTGCAGTCGCATATCTTTTCAACCATCTATCATTCCAAACATCCGTATAAGTATCCGGATCTAATACACGATACACTTCCACAATTAGATATTCGTCAACGTCTAGGCTTTCCTCCCAATCAATATCTAAGAACAATCGATTCTGGTGACGATTAAATCTAATCGGCACTCTTCCTGTGATCATATCATTTACTAACTGAAGATGTGATTGTGTAAGTTCATAAGTCAACAACTCCATGCTCTGAAGATCATAAATTTCGTTAAGGTGCATCTGATATCGGACATCAAAGAAACTTTTAGAATATCCATCGGTTTTGTCAAATAATGGCAAGACTCTCTTGACACCAACAATGGCATCGTTAAGTTCGATGTAACCGTTTGTGATATTATCCTGAGTAACTTGATGTTTCAGATAAACCTTTTCTACCGCATCATAGTGATAGTCGCGATAGTGCTCAAACGCATCGTCAACACGATCATCGACTTGTTCGTCGGCTATGTTTATCTGGATTACAGGTTTGCCTAATTTTCTGAGACAGTATTCTTTGAATTCACTTCTGCTGGATATTGCAGGCATACTAATACTCCTATTCTATAAGAGTATTTATATTTTTAGGATTTCCTTCTTTTTCTTGGTTTGTAAAAAGGAAACTTAATAACCTCAGAGTCTAGGTTTATTTGATGTTTTTCGAAGGTTTCTTCATTGAGATCTATCTTCTCTATACGAGCATTGACAGGAAATTCCTCCATAGGAAACTCTTTCATTCTTTGGAAGAACATACCTTCGACATTAAACTCAAGATCCGGATCTTCTTCAAACAATATATTCTGTCTCTCAGAGAAATACGATACATTATTTCCCAGACATACCGGATAGAATCGTTGGTTCTTATAATTAGAAGAATATGTATAGTGATCTAATTTAGTATACTTAGAGCTCTGATTGTCGTATAAGAATATCTCGTTATTTGAGTTGATAGATACTTCATAATCTCCAAAGAAGAACTTCTTATCTTTGAATGCAAATCTGGGGATAGACACATCAAAGATACACACGCCGAGATTAGTATTGATAACCAGAGAGATCTTATTCTCTTCTTTAGTTCCTATCTCTACATTCTTGATGATTTTGTTTCTTAATTTAATCTTTCTTGCGGATTGGAAATTATTAGAAACAATTATTATTTCGTTTTGAGTGATGAAGAAATTATAATAACTCTTTCCAAAGATCGCAGTCTTTGATTCTACTAGAGAATCTATTTTAAGACTAGAAGAATTAATCCAAGCTTTCTTTCTTGCGTGACTATAGTTGAGAAGTGATATAGTATTATTGAATACTATCGGAAAAGTATTTGTCTTTTGTTTCTCTTGAAAAAAAGTTCCAAATGTATTAGTATTACGAGTTCTATATTTATACTCTATCTTGTCATTTGGAGAATAGAAAAAAAGAGATTCTTTTTTGTTTCCAATACAGAACCCCCCTTTGTTGTCATAGTTGAGGGAGAATGCGAAATTATTATCAACCTTGATGGGAAAGTTACATTCATATTTCGATGTTAACTTCTCGCCATCAAGATTGTAATAATCATCCAAGTAGTTTATTGAGTCTTCACTCAGCGTCAATTCTTTCATAAAGAATATTTATATTGTATTATTATCCGAACATTAGAATATTAGAAATATTCCTCTTGGCGAAGATCCTGAGCTCCAAGGACTTGGCCCGGGCCCGTTTGCTTCAACTTTAATTTTATTAATTCTTACTCCTGCTTCTCCATACTGCCAATTCGGATCTTGATTGACGGTATCATACGGAGACTGATTAGCAGTAATAAGACTTGGAGCACCATATTTTCTTTGATTTTTATTCTTGTTATCAATAACTTCCCACTGATTGGTATCTACATTAAAAACTGATGTCCTATTATTACCGCCAAATGGGTAAGCACCCCCTCCGGATCCAAATCCTGTAGATGTGCCATTACTGACAAACCCCTTTAATGTCGCAGTCGTCCCTAAGTTTATTATTACTCCAGAATTAATTCGGGGAGAGTTTACTTGCACTTTGATAAGTTGGCCTGAGTTCATTTGTTGGGTGTGATCCATTGCATCATATTCATCAAAAGAACCAAGTGGTAGTCCGCCCCATTGATAGTAAGAGCCATAGGGCCCAGACTCCAAAGAATGACCAGAAAAATCTGGAGCAAAATTAAGAGAAAAATCAGAGGAACTTGTTGCAACATTCACAGAATCATCCGCAGAGAATGTAAGAGAAAATGTTGCTGGATTGGATGCGTGTGGTGTAACAGTGAAAACATTGTCGTTTTGTTCGACTGTAGTTCCGTCTAAAGATCCGCTAGAAACTGCATATGAAAATGTTACTGGATCATTTTCTGGATCCGTTGCGGTCATTGTGATGACTGTAGGAGTTCCATCTGTCGCAAGTTCATATGACGCATCATTCCCCGATATACTAGGAGCAGTATTAATCAACGCAGTTGCATACCAACCGTCTGCAGTTCTAATATACAAATTATTATTAGATTGAACTACTGCTTGATCGCCGGGACTTGCACCAGTAGGAAGATCTCCGACTGTTGCGACAACTTGAAGTGCAGCCGCAGTAGGAGCGGTGTATGAAACCACACCATTATCATAAGACAAGTCTCCAGAGACACTTATTGCCGGTTGAACATTTGCTGCCTTAAGAAACTTATTTCCACCTTCTGTTAAGTTATCTGTATTACTGACTCTACCCATATCCGCCGCGCCAGATCTCAACTCTGCAAGACCTTCTGACATCTCTACGAGTTCATCTATAGATGCAGTAGGAATCGCAGCAGCCATCTGAGTATCAATATCAGTTTCTACTTCTGCGTCATCTGTGAGTCCCACAAATCTAGCGGACTTTGCAAGTCTTCCTAGATCTCTTGGTGTCTGACCAGCTTGGACTCGATTTCTAATACGAGTCTTCATGTTGATCTTTGAGTTTTCTAAATTAGTATTTGGCATTATTGTTTCCTATTGAAATTAAGTTGTTGCAGTAAATAAGTATGCTGCACCGCTTCCGTTATACCCACTCTCTTGAGCACTCCATGCTCCAGCAACTATTTTAGTTCCGTGTACCGCAAAGTTATGTCGAGAAGACCCATTTCCATTGGATGCAAATCTATCAATAGTATCACCTCCATCAGTATTTGGATTTGATATTGTCAAAGATGATAAGTATGCTGCCGAAAGATCGCTGTTTGCAGTTCCACCAGTTGGTAGTGCGTCGAAAGAATAAGACCATATGGTATCGTCGTTTGCATTAGATGTTACAAAAAATGCGCCATCACCAACTTCTATTCCTTGGCCAAAATTATTTGTGTATCCGGGCAAGTGATTCCCGCCAGAAATTTTACCTTTGACAGTAGGAGCGGAAGCATTATCGTCAGTCGAATCGAAATCAAAAACCCAAACATTATCTGTTCCTGCATTCCCTGGCGAAGATATTAATAAGTGAGTATCGGTAATGGCTACACAAAGACCAAAATTTCCATAGTGAGCCTGAACTGGCGGATCAATTTGATATGTTGATTGTGTTGATAAATTATATAGGTTTGCTCTGCCTGGTTCAGTGAGTCCTGCTTGACCAGAAGTTCCATCAGCACTATATAACAACCAATTATTTTTAACTGCCATGTTTCTACCAGAAAACTTACCATTACCAGAAATAAAACTACCTAGAACTGGATTTGATGGGTCGGTCATATCTACTTTATATGCCCCTCCAGAAGTTGAACTACTCCAATTTAAAGCATATGATGACCAAAGAAGAGTATTCCCGTCTTCGGTCATAATAATACTATCTCCAGCTCTACCTCCAGTTACGGAATTGAGACCAAACCAGCTTGTCAATAAATTACCAGTGGATATGCTATAGATATCTAAAACAGTCTGATTGTTACCACCATTTTTCCGGTTGCTGGTTACAACGACTATTCCTTTTCCTTCATGTATTAAACATTTACGTTCACCATTTGTTATATTTCCATTATTTGATGTAAAATAATTTGCTGCGCCAAAGTCTAACGTATGCAACAATGTTCCTGACATATCATAGAGATAGTGCTTTCCTCCACGATAACCTGGCGAAAACCATTCTTCCGAACTAACAACAAAATAATTTTCTGATATTGCCACGGTACGACCAAATTTGTTCCCGTCATTATCGTCTGTCCAAGTAGAGTAGCCGGGATTTGGATTTACTATATGTGTTGTATTCCAAGAAGAAAACGCAGACCAATCTATTGCAAAACCAACTGTGAATTCTGAAGTTGCATCTGTGATATTTGTTCCGTCACTTGCTCTAAATGTTATTGAGAAAGGAGCAGTATCATTACTATCAGAACTTCCTGTGATCGTGAAAACATTACCAGATTGTGATACTGTAGAACCACCTAAAGATCCTGCAGATACCACATGAGAAAATGTGATAGGATCTCCTTGAGGATCTGTTGCATTGAGAGTAATAACTGTATCTGCGCCTGGGCTCAATGTATATGAACCGTCTGGTGTTGTTGTAAAACTTGGTTTCTGATCTACAAGGCCTACATTGAGCCAAGAAGATCCTGAGTTAATATAAAGTTTCTTATTCTCTTCAACTATTCCCTTTGCACCAACATTAGTATTTTCTGGTAAGGGCAAATCTCCAACTGTCGCATAAACTGTTAATGCATCTGGTAGTGCGGTATAAGATAAGACTCCAGTTCCGGAATCATAAGATAAGTCTCCAGATGCACTGAATGAACCTCTGACTCTTGAGTCAGTTACATAGAGATTACTAGAACCTTCTGGGATCATACTGGAAACTGGATCTGTCGCGGTAGCCGAAGTTCTCAATTTTTTGACACCGAATGCAAGTTTCTCAATATCTTCAGTAGAAGCACTATCCGCCATTGCAGATACCTTTGTATCCAACGCAGTTTCTAGATCCGCATCATCGTCTAGATTTGCCTTTTCTATTGTTCTAGATAACTTAACAATCTGATCTGCACTGGTAGCACTACCTAATGCTGCGAGTAGTTTTGTCTTAAGTGTATCTCTTGCGGTAAACGTATTAGCCATTTAATTATTCTCCTTTGAATACATAGATTGCGCCGACATTATTTTGGTTTGCATGATCCTCTCCTTTCGCGGAGACTGCAAAATAGTTTTCGCATAAAGCAACTTCTGATCCGAATCTGTCATCAGTTCCACTTGCAGAATATAAGTCTGGATCTTCGATAGTATGTAATAAACTTCCTGATACTATGTCATAGAGATAACACTTACCAGCATCAGCGCCAGCAGTTCCTGTCTCATACCATGCACTGACCAACGCAGTTTGACCATCAACAGCAACTGACCAACCCATGTAATCTACATCAGTTCCACTATCCGGATTTGGGTTGTCAATCGTGTGTAAGAGTGTTCCTGTCGCGACATTGTAGAAGTACGCTTTACCAGAACCAGAC